TTGATTGATATTAAAAACGTTCCACTGCCAGTAGAAAAACGCATTCATATCATCGCGTCCATATGTTACATCGTGCGTAACATCTTTGTCTCCTCTCCATACAGACATTCTGCTAGTTAGCAATTCATAAACATCAATCGTTCCATCGTCAATTTTGGCAAGAACTATTGTTACAGCATAAATATCTGTTGGAATATATTTACAGATAAAACCTATTGGTGAATAGTTCCATGATACTCTAAAATATTTAGCACTTGCAGGTGGATTAAAAACGTAATACCTTTGTTCAATTATACCAAACTCCGTTGTGTATGTTGCTAAGTCTCGCTGTAGAAAGTTCTTGTTTTCATCATAATAGCAAACTCTATAGATCGCTGTTCTACCTGTTATGTTATCGTTTGATTTATTAACTGTACCGTCAAAACCTCTTACCCAAATATAAGATGTATCAGGCTCTATTTCAAAGTATTTTTCATTAATAAGGGATCCGCTATCTTCCGCTACACTAATGCCGCCGTTTGCATCATAATATACGCCGCTTTGTATGATTCCTGTTTTTAAATCGGGATACTGTTTTCCATACAGTTCATCTCGCAAATCATCACAATACTTCTGTCCGTTTCCATCTGTCCAAAGGGCAATGTGCTCAAAACAAGCAAGCAATGCTGCCTTTGCACGCTCCGTCAATCCAGGTTCAATCTGACTAAGCTTATCCGCACTCCAAGTCTTATCAGTATCTCCTTCTCCAGCAGTATCATCAATTTCTGTGGTTTCGCCAAACTCATATTCGATTACTTTATTTCCGTTGACTGTTTTTGCAATCAAAGCCTTTCCAGCGTCATCCGCTGTTGCATCCGGTTCCAGAAAGCCCATGCGCACGCTCAAATCCATAAATTCACCGTCAAGAGCGTTAATGTCCCGTTTAGCGTCCGTCATATCACCCTCAAGGGTGGTGATTCGTGTTCCATGGTCGGTAATCTGTCCCTGTACAGTTCGACCGATGGGCACCGTACCAATTGCGCTCTTTAAGTCAGCTACAGCGCTATCTGTTTCCGTCCGGTTGCGGATGATTTCATCCCCTACCGTCACCCGGACAACGTGGGAATAAGACCAGGGGCCAGCTGCGTGATCCACGGTGAACCGGTAAAGCGCCTGATCCGGCTGGTAATAGGTATACCATCCGGCGGAATATGAAACCGTTTCGTCAAAGGGGACCGTCAAATTGTTCTTTACAGCGGTGACCTCATCCCCGATCAGGATCTCGCGGACCTTTGTATAGTCCCATGCCGCATTGGCTGCATGGGGTGCATGGAAACAGTAAAGCTTACCGCAGTAGGTCACATGGTCACCGATCGCGTAAGCGCTGGCCTGGTCAAACTCGTGCGCTATGTTCGCGTCATTAATAGCCATGTCCTCGCCGTTGTGGGTCAGTACGCTGACCCCTTTTGTAATGGCCATAATGTCCCTCCTTATTCTCTACGGTCGTTAAATTCGGTTGTCAGGACGTATTTGTACCGGGTGCCGCTCAGCTGCTCAGGCTCAAACACAACAGTGTCCGCCCAGTCACTCTGACGCTTTGCCTGGTTCATATCGTTAACGATCTTATTGATTTCCGCCTCCGTGGCTGCCATCTGATCGCCCCCTTATGATGCTGACTTTGTGATGACCAGCTTATACCTGGTCCCGCTCAGCTGCTCCCTGCTGATCTGCAGGCCCTGGATGGTCTCCGCTGCCGCTTCCGCCCGGCCAATGACCGCCATCAGCTCCGCCAGATCCGGGACCTGGCTGCCCGGATCTATCATGGTTTCAGATGTGGTATTGACGATCATCCCATCGATGATGCGCATGGTCCCCGTGATCCCGTTGCCCACCAGCTTGATGACCAGGCTAAATCCGCCCTCCTGGGCATAGCATGCCGCCGGGATGACAACGTAGGCCAGGTTGTCCGCAAACGTACCCCCGTTGATAACCAGGGTTTCATTTGTGCGGTGCCGGATAAAGTAGCCCATAGCCGTGGATCCGTCGATGGTCACCGGCACGCCGTCACGGTACAAGCGAAATCCGTACCGGTTTGACTGCACATCACCCTCACAGAGGGCGTGGTGCATAAACGTCCTCAGGACGGTCCCGGAATTGAGATTGATATCTACGATATCGTCATGATAAGCCGCTGCCATTTACTCGCCTCCCTGTGATATTGGTTCGAAGTTGTCAGTCACCCACTGGCGGATGATACTGTTCATATTGTTGACCGCCGTTGTGGTGTTTTCCTGGGCCTGCTCAACAGCCTGATCCACCGCACTGCCTACCAGGTCCTCCCCCGCGTCATCGGTGAGCTTCTGGCCGGTGATGGAGTTGTTTAGGACATTAAAGCCGCTGACATTCTTTCCGGCATAGGCCGCAACGTTTGACAGCTTCAGGGCGGTGACTTTCTTCCTGATGGCGTCCCATTCCAGTTCCGTAACCTCCACCGTGACGCTCAGACGGATGCGTTCATCGATGGCGGTGACAGTGTCATACAGGAGTACCTGCTCCAGGCCCTTCATGCCGGCAAATTCGACCGTGTCCCCGAGCTGCTCAAAGTCTATCGTAATCTCATGCACCAGCTGATCCGCTTTGTCTACATCAAAACGCTGTTGCGCTCGCTGACGCATTTCAGCGCGCAATGTGGATTCCGTCCAGGTCGTTCCGGTGCCGCTTCCGTCATCCTTGCCCACCTGACCGTTGACCTTGAGCCATTCGGTGCGTATCACCGGGAACGCTGCGAGATTGGGGGAATCAATGTATTCCGTGGGATAAAGGAATAAGTCTCCGCCGGATGCATTTTTGGCCACCGGCATCACCCTGGTGACAAGCTGGTCGCTCTTGATCTTCCAGGAGACGCCCAGCATATTCTGAGCATACCGCAACTTAAAGCCGCGATTGGTGGCCGTCTTCCGCATGATGTACCAGTCCCAATTATCGCGCCGGCATGACGCGTTAAATCTGGCCACAATCCCCTGATCGGGATCCAGGAGAGCAAACACAGCATTTTTCCCGTTGATCTTCTCGGAGATTGTGCCGTCTGATGCGCTTGTCATGTTGGTGGCAATGGTCCCCTGGTAAGCCATCGTAAATCCTGACTCGATCCACGCCAGGGCCATGGCCGGGGACATTTGGGAGATGCTCACATCCCGGACAATGATGCCTCTCAGGTCATAGCTGACATGCTCAGCCGTAACGGATACCTGGCTGCTCTTTGTGTCCACCGATACGGTTTTGATCCTGAATAGCTGCTCTGTGATGGTGTGGGGCTGTGTTTCGGATGGTGTGAGATGCCGGTCAAAAACCACATCGGAGGTTTTGATATATCCTTCCAGGCCGTACAGGGTGCTTACCTTGTACCAGCCGGCGGCTGCGTTTTCGACAAAGTACAGCGACGTCCCCGCCGGAAGTGTCACCATAACCGGTGCGCCTGAGCTGCTATCCGGAATTTCCTTCCACCAGCTGGGGTTGTTATAAGGCGGCACCTGCACCTGTGGACTACTTCCATCATAAGCGGTGCACTGATAGTTCCGATGCCTCCATCCGGTGCAGCTGACACGGGAGCCAACGCTGTACTGCGTCTGATAATTCCACTCTGCATAATAGATAGGCGTCGGCTCACTGGGCGCTGATCTCAGCGGTGCAGACCCGACGGTCTTATAGACATCCACATCCATGCCGGAATAGGCAGATTCAATCAGCTCAGGCGGAATAGGTGCACGGATGATAGCCTCAGGTGTGAGGTACATCCATTTACCGGATGGATCTATGGGGTGTTTCAGCGTCAAATCATAGGCGCCGCCGGCCACCTGCCTGATCTTGCACTCCAGGGGCATCAATACCACATCACCGTTGCCGTCAAAACTGACATTACCGGGAGAAAAAACGCTGATCATAAGTATCTCTCCCTCTTTGCAATCTCGATCCGGCTCCATCCGCTGCCGGTGACTGTGTTAACCCCGGGAGCAAGCAGGGGGAAGTCCCCGGAGCTGTACCGGGTGAGCAACACGGTCTGATCATCATTCCATACGCCCAGGGCCTCCGTATCAATCCACAGGGTAGCCCCGGCCACCATGTCCGTGACGGTGATGCTGTTATCATCCGGCAGTCCATCCCCCGCCACCGTAAGCACGCAGGTGGTATCACTCAGGGTGATTTTATATACCGGGCGGCTGATCACGTCGCCGCTGTTGCGGATGGTCTGACCGGATGCCGTCACCGCGTCCCAGGTTTCTGCAAGGGCTTCCTTCAGCGGGTAACAGTAGAACTGGACTTCGCCGCTCCACCAGTCCAGGTTTCTGCTGTGCCGGTTCAGCGTGACGGCCCCGATAACGCGCGCTTTCTGCCTTTTGTCCGGCTCCCCGGAAAAAGTCACATAGCCGCTGCCACGCAACCAGCGTTTGATCTCCCGCGCACGGTAGGCCCCATGAACGTGGATCGTGACGGTCTGGATGTATGAGTTATAAACATTATCACCCTCAATCTCCGTCAGATCCCCGCTCAGGCCTGGGATGGTCACATGTTTGACGCGCTCCTCTGGCCAGACGATGGGAGCAGGCCCGGCGGTGAGGACTCCCATGGAACGACAATCGATGTCATTCCAGACAAAATAGCTACGATGTCCCACTCAATCAACTCCCGTATCCGGCCATGGTGCGACGCTGGGCCGCTGCCATTGCGGCAGCCAATCCAGCCGCGTCTGTGCCGTTGTTCATGTACATCGATTCCACGTAAAGATTACTGCTGTAGCTATTCCCGGCCTCCCTGGCTGTCATGACGCGCTCACCCTTGTGCAGGATTGCGGGATACCCATCATAAGGTACGGAAAACAGGCCATTGGCCGCATGGGTAACGGATCCGATATCGCTCATAATATCTGGCAGGAGCGTGACGGATGCCACCAGGTGCAGCTGGTTGAGCTCTCCCTGCAGCTTCTCCCCGGTATCATCCGGGAGCTCAGGGGTAATAAAGAAGTCTTCCGGAAGTTTGCTGGCGTCGGGTGTCGACTGGTACAGGCGGGACATAATGCCATCAATCAACTGAAAAACAGTATTGTCCCCAGCAAAAGCGCCTTCATATGCGCTCCAATGGGAGTCAAAATCGGCATCAGAATAGTCTGCGTTTCCATTCACCCGCCACCAGTCCCAGAACTGCTCAATTGCCTGAGCCTGGGCCGCTGACAGGTTAAGGAGAGACCCCTGCTCATCTGCGACACGGTACTGGGTTATTTTATCCGTGGCGGTATCCTCAACAGCAGTGGCCACCTGCTCAATGGCTGTCTGAAGCAGCGCTATCAAATCATCGGCAAACATTTCAGCAGCCCCGAAAAGCGGCTCGCCACTGTTCAGCCATCCGTTTACCGTTCCGCCATACTGATCCAGCTTGTCAAAGAGTTGAGCATTCGGCGCGTATTTGCGCAGCAGATCCAAGTCTAAATTGTTGAACTCATTGAGATCCGTTTCAGGATCCCGCAGGGCATTGAGTAGGCGGATTTGCTCAGCCAGGCGAACACTCTCCGGGTCTCCTTTTGCTTCAGCTGCGGTCGCAGTTGCCTCGGCTTTTTCCGTGTTCTCGTTGTATTTATCAACCGCTTGCTTGTCGATCACATTGGACAGCACGCCAGTGCCTGCAATGAGAGCAAGCCAGGGCGCGGCCTTGAGGACTGCTGATGCAAAACCTCCGCCCCAGGCTGCGCCTGCTTCTGCACCGGCCTTGGCAGCGTCACCCGCTGCCGTTGTCCCCAGAAGGAATTTCCCCGCCGCCAGAATTTGCATAAACTTCAGGACGCCCTCGGAGATCTTCAGCGCGCCAAAACTGCCGGCCAGCACACCCAGGCCAGCCTCAATGGCCCCCCAGTTATCTTTTATCCATCCAAGGCCATCGGTGAGCGCTGTCAGGGCGGTGCTGGCAGCAGACAGGGCGGTATCAAATTTGATATCACTCATGCCCTCGAAGATCCCCGTGACGGCATCGCTCAGCTCGCCCAGTTTCTGCTTTCCGGCATCGGTGGCCAGATAGTCGTTAAACTGTTTGAGCAGGCTGGTGACCGAATCCGCCAGCACGGTAAACCCAGGCGCAAGCTCGGAGAGAACCGTCAACTTCAGAACTTCAAACTCACTATTGAGCTTCTGAATCGCGTCATCCAGTTCGCCCAGCTTTCCGACGTTTTCATCTGACACCGTACTCCAAGAAGCGAAAGCCTCTTCATATTCTTTCCGGCCAGCTTCAAAAAGCGGCCTCAGCTGCTCCCAGCTACGACCTAAGAGCTTAGTCGCGTACGCGGACGCCTGTTCCATGCCCTTGGTTTTTTCGATATTCAGGAGCGCGTCCCCGATATCCCAAAGGACATCCTCCCAATCACGAAAACCGGCAGCAACAGGGCCGTATTTGCCCGGGAACATTTCCTGGGTAGCAACGCCCAACTCGTCGAAAATGTTCTGAATCTCATCCCCGCCGAAAGCCATATTGCTGACGAGTTTCTGGCGGGATTTGATGATGCTTTCGACAGACGTATCAATGATGTTGGCCGTGTACCGCATCCGCTGCAGTGTCTGGGTGTCGATGCCATAGACGGATGCCTGGGTGGCCAGATCGTCAGCCCATGCGGCTGCATCCTTCATCGTGTTGACCAGCTCGCCGGCCAGCTCTTTGGCTTTCCCTGCAGCTGCTCCCATCTTGTCGGTGATCTTCCCGATCCCGTCAATGACGGTGCTGTAGGAAACATTTTTGCCTACGGATTCGACTGCGGATGCGGTTTCCTGGGCGGTGGTGGTAACATTCTGAAAGCTGCTGTTAACATTGGCCAGCTCCGTCTGCATGTTGGTCAATGTCGTTTGCGCGTTATTCAGCTTTGTCTGCCACTGCTGAAATTCTCGTGTATTCTCGGATACGCCTTTTTTGGCCAGGTCCTCCATCGCCTTCTGGGCGGCTTTGACGATGGTTTCCTGCTGCTTAATCTTTTCCTGGAGTATGCGGGCCTGGTCTGCCGCGTACTTCTGCGCATCGCCGGTGTTCTTGTACTGCGCAGCCGCCAGCTTCTGCTCCGAATTCAGTACCCTTACCGCATTGGCCGCATTGGTCATGGCCTGACGATACTGCTGCTCACCTTCCAGGATAAACCTGCTCTTCAAGTCTGCCATTCAGCGGCCCTCCTTAATCGTAAATTGGCTGCACTTCCCGCCGGATGTGGTGCTCCATGTCATCGTAATTCCGACGATAGACATAGAGATCAATGATCAAACCTGGGGACATCAGCTGCATTTCATCAATCCGCAAGCCCGCGATCAGTCCCCAGGCTGTGAGCTGTCGCCAGGTAAGGCGGTGCTTTTTTTTTGAATCTCTTCAAGCACCGCATCAACCTCATGCTCACGCGACTCTTCCAGGTCCGTCTCCACAAGCATGGCCAGTGTGCCGGCTTCATTTAGCGCTATCTGAATTTCTATGTACTTCTTGACGTTCATCGGGCAGGAAAGCAGGAACCAGTCAAGATCCACATCCAACGGCTTACCGGTTGTTATCATGGCACCGTCATCAGCCAGGTAATAAAGAACGGTAACCATTTTCTTACGGTCTTTGACCACCGACTTGATTGTGTCCACCGTAAAATCCGGATAAATCTGCTGCAGGGCTGTATAGCTTCTGAGAGAAAGTTTCAGCGGGAAAGCACGCCCGCCAATTTTGACAATCGGTAATTTCTCAGCCATGTAAATCACTCCTCAAAGTTAAACACCCCCGGACAGGACAGCCCGCCGGGGGTAGTGTGTTATGCAGGGACGTTGCCCTGGGTCTTGATCCAGGCGAAAGCGTCCGCATACGTCTTAAA